AGGGGGTAGGCGAGGGGTTGCACGGGGAACGGCCATACGGGCCGCTTCGGGGTTCGTGCTGGGGGTTCCCGGTGTAGGGGGTTGCTGCGGCTCATGGTCAATTCCTTAGCGCATATTGATATAGCCGGGCATGCCCACGGCGCGCGCGAACAAAACAGCGTCGTGGCGGTTTGCAAGGTGCTGGATCAAATACTTGGCGCGCTGAACTGCAGCATCGCTATCGGCGCGCGCCCGCTGGTAATCGTCATGTGTGACATTGGAATTACCAATCAACGGTACGTGCGCGCCAATAGTGGCCTTGAAGGGCTTTGCCATACGAATGATGGTTTTGGGACTCATGGCATGGTTTCCTTTCAATAGGTGCGATATTTGACAGTTGACCCGTCAATGCGCAGTGTGATCCGCCGGGTATCGTTTCCCGGTTGGTGGCATGCCGCGTAATCGGCATCAGCGTACGCGGCCAATGCATCTTCAAGCGTTGGATACTCTTCGGTAATGCTCTGTCGTTTGTAGTCGGTGGTGAGTGTGATCATGGTCTTTCCTTTGATGTTGCGATGCTGGGCGCATCCCATAGGCGCCACCAGGGCGCCTAGGCGGATACGTCAAGCGGCCAATGCTCAGCCGAGTTCTGCCGTCATGAGGGCACGTTCAAGCCGATCGGCTTCGATTTGCTCAGCACGGGTGAGAGGGACGATTGGAATGATGCGGGAGCGCTTAGCATGCCCCGATGCATGATCGGCAATCACAATCGAACGGGCTTGCTTTGACGTACCAGCGCAGAGCATGCAATCGGAGCACTGCGCCTTACGTCCCCCTTCAGCACTCGCAGGGCATGACACTTCCAGGGGCTTGCGATCGACCCCGATGCTGACCCGAAAGTAACGCATACCCAAAGCCTGAGCCTGCAGGGCTTCGTCTGCGTTATCTGCCGATGCCATTACCAAAGGGGACCACGCGGCCGCATTGAAGCCCGTGGCCTGCCATTGGTGCGTGTAACCTACGTGATCCGCAGAAAGTGACACCAACAATTGCCACAGCGCCACGGGAGCGGCTGCGGGATCCCCATAGGTGCCAAGCCGGAGCTTACGCCCCTTCAGTAGATGCGCCACTTGATCGATTGACGATGCCCTAGGGTACGAACCCCGACGGTAGGCATTCCAAACCGATAAGACCGAACGACCCACATTGACATAGCACGGGGACCATGGGAGTCCGGCGCGCTCCAGCATGCGAGCGATAAGGGGACGATGCGGGCAAAGCCCGCACACACTGGCATCGTCTCCCGTCTTAAGGGCATCGGTAGGTGCCACGTCAGATCGAATGACGAACGATTGAACGAGGTTGCCGGTTTTGCTGTTCTCGCTTGACGATGCCAAGCCGGTGAGGATGACCACAATGGGCTTGCCGTCGATCGTGCTAGGGCCGTCGTAAACGATGAGGCTGTTAGGGGTCTTCATGGTCTGGTTCTCCGTTCGATGTGGTGTTGTGGTGTCAGATGCCGAGAGCTACAAGCGTACCGATGGCAAGCCCGAAAACGATAGCGAAAGCGTACGTAAACACTTGACCCGGATTACGGTCGGCAAAGCGGCGGATGCGATAGCGAAGGGGAAGGGGCTTGATCATGGTGTGACCTTTCAGATGATGGGCGGATCCGCAGATCCGCCCGGGTTGGTGTTAAACGATGAATTCGGGAGACTTGTTCCACCCGTAAGCGATAGCGAGGGAGAGCATTTCAACCTTGGCGCTTTTGCGCAGGCTTGCACGGTACAGAGCGGAGAGTGCACGTGCTGCGTAGTCTGCGCCAAGGTGCGACGAGTAGGCGATGATGCGGGAGACTTCTCGTTGTTCGGACTTGTTCATGGTCTGGTTTCCTTCTGGTTGTCGGGTCACCCGTTGACCCGATGACGTAATGTAACATGATGCATTGTCCCATTGAAGCATAGGGGTATTGTGCCAATGCGATGCCATGGTGTAGGTGTGACACTGTGACTGGGAGCGAGGGGGTGGATTCTGGACTAAATTAAAAAAGGTCTGTAACCCCCAAATTCGAACTATCAAAGTCACCTTGTCACACCCCCCGATTCCCGCACCCATTGACACGGATTCCGCACCCATTGACACACTAGCCCGTGCCAATGGGCTAACCCTTGATCCATTGCGCCCTGGATGCGCCTGATCCCACCTAGCCATTGACCCATTGCGCCCTGGTGGCGACGGGTTGCGCCCTGGACGATGACCCGGTGGATCAAGGGTGCTAGGGGTACCCCAACGATTGGCGGCGGGGCAGTGACCAAAAACGTAGGACCCGCGCACAATTTTTTCAAATGACAAATCAACCAGTAACCCAGTGAAACAATCCCCCATCCCCACCAGTGACACTGCGACACATCAACCAAGGCTGCCAACTCGAACTACACCCGTGATACCATCCCGGCATGGAGCAGCAAACCCAGGCCCTCGCTCAGCCGTCTATTCCCGACTGGCTGGCACCTAGTCACAGCGTCGCAATGCAGACGCCACCACTCGACATCAGTCCGGCAGAACATCGTCGAGCCACCCGTGCGCTCCTCGATGCCTCGTTCGCGGCCATGTTCGAGCGTGTGCTGACGGAGATGACCAAGGGGCGCTCGCTCAACGCCATCGTCAGGGACGATCTGCGCGACATCGAGTACGACGCCTTCTGGAGGTGGATCAAGCGTGACCCCCAGCGTTACGAACGCTACAAGGAGGCGAAGGAGCTTCGCACGGAGTGGTGGGCGGGGCGCATCGTCGAGATTGCCGAGGCTGAGGACAGCGTCGAGGACGTAGCGCGGTCCAAGCTCAAGATCGACACCTACAAGTGGCTCATGGGCGCCGACAACCGCAAGCAGTACGGCGACATCAAGCAGGTGGAGGTCAACCAGTCGATCAGCATCACCGCAGCGCTGGAGCAGGCACGCTCCCGGCTGCTGACGGACGTGACGACGGTGGACATCGACGACGGGGTGGACACACCTCAGATTGAACACAACGACAGCAACGACTGATGGCACAGCAGCCGCGTTACGCGCCCGACGATGAGCAGATGCTCATGTCTCAGTTGTGGTCGCAGACCATCGTTGATGACCCCGAGGCGTTCGTGCTGTTCGCGTTCCCGTGGGGGCAGAAGAACACCCCGCTGGAACGGTTCAGCGGACCGCGCCGCTGGCAGAGGGACGTGCTCAGGACGATCACCAAGCACATCCGGGAGAACCGGTCACCGGACGCCGTGCTGCAGGCCCTGCGTGCAGCGGTGGCCTCGGGGCGGGGGATCGGGAAGAGTGCACTGGTGTCGTGGCTCATCTTGTGGATGCTCACCACTCGTATCGGATCGACCGTCATCGTCTCGGCAAACAGCGAGAGCCAGTTGCGCAACGTGACCTGGGGCGAGCTGACCAAGTGGGCCACGATGGTCATCAACGCCCACTGGTGGGAGCCGTCGGCCACCAAGCTCGTACCCGCGGCGTGGATGACCACACTGGTCGAGCGGGACCTCAAGAAGGGCACTCGCTACTGGGGCGCCGAGGGGAAGCTGTGGTCGGAGGAGAACCCAGATGCCTACGCCGGGGTGCACAACCAGGACGGCATGATGGTCATCTTTGACGAGGCGAGCGGCATTCCGGACGGGATCTGGTCAGTGGCTGCGGGCTTCTTCACCGAGCCCATCGTCGACCGGTACTGGCTTGCGTTCAGTAACCCGCGGCGCAACACCGGGTACTTCTACGAGTGCTTCAACGGCAAGCGGGACTTCTGGGTCACGCGCAACATCGACGCTCGCACGGTCGAGGGCACTGACAAGGGCGTCTACGAGCAGATCATCGCCGAGTACGGTGAGGACAGCCGCGAGGCGCGCATCGAGGTCTACGGTGAGTTCCCATCGACTGGCGATGACCAGTTCATCAACCTGGCGCTGGTGGACGAGGCCATGCGCCGGCCGCCGCACAAGGACATGAGCGCACCGATCATCATCGGCGTGGACCCGGCCCGGGGCGGGGCCGACTCGACGGTCATCGTCGTGCGCCAGGGACGGGACATCACGCGGATCCTGCGCTACAAGGGCGACGACACCATGACGGTGGTCGGACACGTCATCGCCGCCATCGAGCAGTACCGGCCGGCCATGACCGTCATCGACGAGGGTGGCCTGGGCTACGGCATTCTTGACAGACTCAACGAGCAGCGTTACAAGGTGCGCGGTGTGAACTTCGGCTGGAAGGCGCTGCGCCCCATCACCTGGGGCAACCGACGCTCGGAGATGTGGGGCGCGGTCAAGGAGTGGCTCAAGACAGCCAGCGTTCCACAGGACAAGCAGTTGCGTGACGACCTTGTAGGCCCGCGAGTCAAGCCCGACTCCTCGGGTAAACTGTTCCTGGAGTCGAAGAAGGAGATGAAGGCCCGAGGACTCGCCTCACCCGATGCGGCCGACGCCATCGCCGTTACCTTCGCGTTCCCGGTCAACACCGACGCGAGTGGCATGTCATACTCTGCAGCCGCACCTTCGTACTATGCCAAGCCGGTTGTAAACTTCTGGGGCACTCAGCAAAGGGCCTGACATGGCACGCATCTCGAACGATCAGCGCCTCTCGACTATCCATCAGGAAGCACTGCGGGAGTTCGACAACATCCAAACTGCGGTTCGTGACGAGCGGCTGCAGTGTTTGCAAGACAGACGATTCGCCACTATTTCGGGTGCTACGTGGGAAGGCCCGCTTGGCGATCAGTTTGAGAACAAGCCGCGGTTCGAGGTCAACAAGATCGCCCTGGCCATTACTCGGATCATCAACGAGTATCGCAACAACCGCGTCACGGTGGACTTCATCAGCAAGGACGGCACCGACGCGACAAGCCTAGCCGACACCTGCAACAAACTCTACCGCGCCGACGAGCAGGACAGCACCGCCAACGAGGCGTACGACAACGCCTTCGACGAAGCGATCACGGGCGGGTTTGGTGCCTGGCGTCTGCGCACGGCCTACGAAGACGAGGAAGACGACGAGACCGATCATCAGCGCATCTACATCGAGCCGATCTTCGACGCCGATAGCAGCGTGTTCTTCGACCTCGACGCCAAGCGTCAGGACAAGGCAGACGCCAAGCGATGCTTCGTGCTGACCAGCATGACCCGCGACGCCTACAAGGCTGAGTACGGGGACGATCCGACTACATGGCCCAAGGAGATCCACCAGTACGAGTTTGACTGGTGTACACCAGATGTGGTGTTCGTGGCCGAGTACTACCGCGTCGAGTACAAGCCCGAGACGATCCGCGTCTTCCAGGCCATCGACGGCACCGAGGAGCGGTACAGTGAGTTTGACTTCGAGAACGACCCCGAGTTGGAGGCCACGCTGTCGGCGATTGGCAGCATCGAGGTGCGCCAGAAGAAGGTCAAGCGCAAGAAGGTTCACAAGTACATCATGTCCGGTGGCAAGGTGTTGGATGACGCTGGCTACATCGCCGGCAACTGCATCCCCATCGTGCCGATCTACGGCAAGCGCTGGTTCATCGACAACATCGAGCGTTGCTCAGGTGTGGTGCGCTTCGCCAAGGATGCGCAGCGCCTGAAGAACATGCAGTTGTCCAAGCTCGGCGAGATCAGTGCGCTGTCGAGTGTCGAGAAGCCGATCTTGGTGCCTGAGCAGGTCGCCGGCCACCAGGTGATGTGGGCCGAGGACAACCTCAAGAACTACCCGTATTTGCTGGTGAACCCCATCACGGGCGCAGATGGCAGCCAGCAGGTAACCGGGCCGGTGGCGTACACCAAGAGTCCTCAGATCCCGCCTGCGATGGCGGCGCTGTTGCAACTGACCGAAACTGATATTTCGGACATTCTGGGCAACCAGCAGAACGGCGACAAGATCGTCAGCAACATCAGCGGCAAGGCCGTGGAGATGGTGCAGCAACGTCTGGACATGCAGGCGTTTCTGTACATGAGCAACTACAACAAGGGTGTGCAGCGCTGCGGTGAGATCTGGCTATCGATGGCCCGCGAGGTCTACGTGGAGTCCAAGCGTCGCATGAAGGGCGTCGGGCCTCAGAACGAGGTGGAGTCGGTTGAGCTGATGCGCCCGACGTTGGATCGCAACGGCGAGTTGGTCATGGAGAACGACCTCTCCCAGGCAAAGTTTGACGTGGTGTCCACTGTCGGCCCATCGTCGAGCAGCCAGCGCTCGGCCACTGTTCGCTCGCTGCTGGGCATGCTGCAACTCACGCAGGATCCACAGACCCAACAGGTGCTGCTGGCGATGGCCTTCCAGAACATGGAGGGTGAGGGCATCAGCGACGTGCGCGGCTACTTCCGCAAGCAAATGGTTCAGGCTGGCATCATGAAGCCCACGCCTGAGGAAGCCGAGGAGATGGCCGCTGCTGCTCAGAACGCGCAGCCTGATCCGAACGCTGTGTTTGTCGAGGCTGCTGCTGAGAAGGCAATGGCTGAAGCGGACAAGGCCAGAGCCGATGCGGTGAAGACCGGGGCTGAGACGGCGCTGACGGAAGCCAAGACGCTGGAAACGCTGGCCAAGGTCGGCGGTGAGGTTGGGGGTGCAGCAGTGGCTGGGGCAGAGATGCAGGCCGGGATTCCAGTTCCTGCAGAGCCGCAGGTTGATCCATACGAGATGGCTAAGCGAGAGTTGGAGCTTGAGAATCTGCGGATGGACAATGCCGCCAAGTTTGCAGCCTTGACCAAGACGCTGCAGCAGCAGGCAAACGAAGAGGCCGTCAGATCATCAGAAAGACCCGAGTCCGAGGAGTCCGATGATAAAGTCGGAGAAGACCTGGACGAACTCAAGGCAATGGTCGAGGCTCTGGCACGGCAAGTCGCAGATTTGAAACCGCAGCAACCGATCATCGTGGCCACGGGTGGCGGCGGCAAGAAAATCCAGATCACCAAGACCCCAACCGGGTTCTCCGGTGAGGTTGTCAACGAAGAATGAAAGGGCCTGAACCATGTCCATGACCAACGCCGCCGAAGCGGCACTCCTCGACCTTCTGTTCCTGAACGTCGATTGGGCGAACATCGGGGACGCCGCTGGCCTGCAGAACTCGGCTACGGCAGGCTCGTTTTACATCTCGCTGCACAGCGCAGACCCCGGTTCCC